CCCCCTTCGAAATCCTCGACAACCGAGAGAGGCTCGAAATGAGCTCTCCATATATCAGTAGCGGCCTCCACGAGGAGCTTCATCTCTTGGACGGTCAACTCCGCCGCCTGCTCGCGGACCCATTGTGCGACCGTTTTGGCTCGAACGAAGTAGATCGATTCGAGCTGGTCGACGAACACGCCCGCTGTTTCGCTGGCGATGTATTCAACTCCCCCGATGTCGAACCGTTCAGAGATAAGTCCGCGGTGCGAGAAATAGCTCAAGCCACGCCGAACGGCCTCACGCCGCACTGTTAGAGTGCTGGATGCAAATGGGTCCCGCGGATGAAGACTGTCGGGGCCCCCCTCATAGGCACCCGAGTGCATCATCAAGAAGTCGAGATAGAAAGCCTTCGACAGGTTGAGTCCCGCAGGGAATATCTCGACGAGCAAAACGAGAAGCCGCATCCCAGATTCAATCGAGGGCACAACTGCATTGTCGTCGACGGCTCTTTTCGTCATTTCCCGTCCACCCAGATAAGCTCATCGAGGTTCGCTAGTTGATGACAAATACCAGCACGATCAGACGAACTCAGAACTGGCAGCAAAGCATTTGCCGTCACCTGCAGGGCCCTTGCGGCCTTGAGCGTCTCCTTAACTCGCTCAAATCCATCTGCATAATCGCCCACTGAAGTATCAAAAACTCCATCGCGTATCTCCTCCGACAAGGCATCGAAGGTGGCCTCCCCTACAGATGTTCGTGCGAATACGCGCAGCGATTCAGCAGAATAGAAATGCTCACGCGAGCGGCGGAAATGTTGTCGATGCACGCCTGCTGTGGGGATCGCCTCAGCGTCGGCGATAGCACACTTAAGGCAATCCGCATATGCGTTCAGCAACTGCGTTAGGTATCGAGACTCTCTGCGAGCGTCCACGGTCCCCGGTGGCGGTTGCGGAGTTGGACGGTCAGGCAATCGGCCGGAAAAATAGTCGAAGTACTTTTGGCTCCCCCTCATCCTCTCGACCATCCGCCGGGTCGGCACGTAATCGACGATACTAAGCTCGAAGCCGTCGACATGTTTGGCGAGATCACCCTCAAGAGGAGTTGCCTTCGATCGTATCTTATGGCAAATCAGTTTCGGCCATACCTCGATCAGTTGCTGCTTGAAACGCTTCGGATCTCGAATGAGACTGCGAACAGAAGTACCAATGTCCTTGGGTGCAGCCAGAAGGTATTGCCGCGGAATCGTGTACCGCCCGATGAACGTGTAGTAACAAAGCTTTCCGATCTCTGGCCAAATGTCCGTTGGTCTTAGCGGGTGTGGGTAAAACTTACACTGGAAGTTGTCCCAGATCGCCTTGGGTGCCGGCGGCTCGCAGTAGGCGATGACATCACGGCCCTCATCGCCAGCACCACCGGTGGCGTCAACAGTGTGATAGACGTCTCGAGGTAAGGTTTCTGCCCAGTCGCGAACGAACCGCTCCCACTCCTTGTCATCAAAGAGCTTGATCTGCATTTCAGGGGATCGGTTCGGACCCTGAGCAATTTGATCAATACGGCGTGGCGGCAAATGCGGGCCGACGACAACCGGAGCTGATTCCTTCGCTTTGCCCATATGGGAAGGGGATGCAGAACTTTGGAAGGTCCACTTCTCCCGAGCGGCATCTTACTGCCGTCCGGGATGGCTTCAACTAATTTCGTGTCCGGCGTTTGCGATGGCGTTCCCTATCTCGTACGACGGCATCAGCTACATGCCCCACGGCATCGCTGGGATCGACGTGCCCGGATGGAACGTGGCGAAGGCGAATCCGCCCTCGTTGTTGTCACGGTGGTCGTGCGGACGCAGCGGCATCATCGGGTCTTGCAGCGGATGGCTGAACATGAAGATCGGCTCCTCGTTCGTGTCGTAGCCGATGAACTGCATCCAGACGATCGTGCCCGTGGCGATGCAGCGGGTGCCGTTCGCTTCGATAGCGGCTTCGTCGACGGCGAGACCGTCGAAGCCAAAGCGGAGCGTCTCACTGATGATGAACGCCTCCGGGAACGTGCTCTTCGGGTCGGGCACGACCTTGTTGAAGGTGTACTTGAGCCCGCTGATGTCGGTGCCGAAGAGCATCGCCCAGAAGCCGGGCGATGAGGCATAGGAGCCGGAGCGATCACCGGTCCGATCGACGGATTGTCGCTCGAACTTCCGCGTGGCGGCTGCAATTCGCTTCGCTGCTTCTGCACTGAACGTGACGCCTGCCATGGGGTTGCTCCTCAGATCCAGATTGCCGGGTTCGCGAACTTCAGCCCGGTCCACGCGACCTGCTTGTAAGGTTTGAACTCAAGCACACCGGCCTTGTCGGTCGGGTTCGGCTTCCGCTTTCCCAGACCGTCGAGCGGCCACGGACGTTTCACGGGCTGATTGGTCTGATCGAGAATGGGTTTGAGCTTGAACCCCTTGGCGAGATCTCCGGTCCGCTCGTTCAAGCCGACGTCTATCGGCTTGTCGTTCCAGCCTTCGTGTCTAGCTTTGATTGTGTACGTGCGGCGGTAGTACGTGACGTTCATCACGCTTCCGTCTTCCTCGACCCGCTCCTTGACCTTCGTCGCTTGGATCGGGCTCAGCTTAAGCGTGCCGGCTGCGAAGGTAGTCGTGTCCAGCTTGAGCGGGTGACTGTTGATCGTGTGCGAGTAGGTGTCGGCATCGGCAGCGTCGTGGGTCGCTTCGTTGCACGTGACGGTGATGACCATCTCGCCGACTTCCCGCTCAAGGTAGTTGTCGAAGGGCTCGCCGGCCGAGTTAACGACCGGCTTGGGCTCTGCTGAGCAGTCAAGGAAGTACGGGGCCGTCGCCTCGCTGCCGCCCCATGAGATTTCCGGGGGACGGTCGAGCGGATTGCCTACGGTGCCGACGAGTTGGCCGCTTACGTACTCCACGACCACTTCGAAATGCACGCCGCTGTCCTTCACCGGATCGGCATCGACACTCGACACCTTGCACGCCGCATCGACCGGGTGGGGTTCGCCGTAGCGTGGCACTCCAACGGCGGAAATCGCGACGACCGTGCCGTCTTCGATGTTGTCGGTGGTGACGAGGAACGCCCGGGTGTGCGTCACTTGACCGTCCTTGACGGACGATCGCCGGCGTTGGTGGAGTTCCTTGACTTCGATTACTGCCATTGACCAGCCCTCCTGCCCTCTTTGCGATCTGCGTGGTCGTGTATCCGTTGGGTGGTCATAGCTCGACCACTTCCGCGGTCACGGGTGTCTGTGTGTTTCGTGCGATGCGTTCGAGGATTCGGTTGGCATCCTGCTGCTCAGCCAACTGCTTCTTGGGCGTATCGCCCTTCTCGTCCAGTTTGCTCTGTCCCCGGCTCATGTCGTAGGCGAATCGTGCGGCCTGAGCCGAGCCCGAGGAGATCAGATCCGGCAAATCCTGCGTCGGGCCGGCTGACACGCTGTCCTTGCCGTCGAGCCGCTCGCGAGCCTGCCGAATGGCACGGCCGTAGGTATCCCAGTCGATCGCTCCGGCGTTGAGCAGGTCGGACAACTCGCCGATTCGCTCTTCGTACTTTTCCAGTGGCGTGCGGGTCTCGTCGAAGACTGCTTGGGCCCGTTGTTCTAGGTCCGCCTGTGCCTTCTTTTGGGCATCGAGGTCGGCAAGCTTCTTGAGATTGGCTTCCGCATCGGCAGCCGAGCCGTCGTCCAGACCCTCGAACGCTCCACGCATTTTGGCCGCACTAGCTTGGGTGGCCGCAGCGGCTTCGGTGCTGGCTTTCTTGATGTCTTCGAAGACCTTGGTGACCGCCAAGGCGTTGTCCCCGCGGTTGAACTTGCCCATCGCCTCATCGAACTTCGCCGCCTCTTCAGCCGCGACCTGTTCGAGTCCCTGTGTGAGCGTGCTGAACGTGTCGGTCCATTCGACGCTGACGCCGGGCAGCAGGTTCATCAGCTTCACCAAGCCGCCGCCGAGTAAATCGACACCATCGAGCACGCCGACGATCGCCTGAAGGGCACCGGCACGGAACCCGTGGAAGCCCGCCGGGAGTAGTTGGAGGTAGTCGGCCGCAGTCGCGATGGCTCTCGCGACCCATTCGATGGCTCCGCCGACCTTTGGACCGATGCCGCCACCCGCGGTCGCGAGTTCCGTGAACTTGTTCGCCGCCGCTTCGATGTACGGGGCCAGGCCGATCGCCAACTGATTGCCGATGCCCGAGAAGATCGACGTCATCTTGGTGATCGCGTCATTTGCCTGCTCGACCTTCGCGGCATCGACGCGGCTATAGGTGAGTCCGAGCTTCTCGGCTTCTAACTGTGCGGCTTTGATCCCCTCCGCACCACTCATCATCAGAGGCAGCAGCGACTGGCCGCTCTTGCCGAAGATCTGCATTGCCGCGGTCGCCCGCTCGGCCGGGTTCTGGATCTCACTGATGCGTTGGGCGATGGTTGCGAACGCTTGGTCGGCCGGCATGTTCGCCAACGCCGCGGCGTCGAGCCCAAGCTTGGTGAAGACGCTGCTCACCAGTTCGCCATCGTCTGCGGCACTCCCGAGGCTCTTGAGCATCTTCTCCATCGCCTCCGTCAACTGCTCCGAGGACACGCCGGCGAGGTTGCCAGCATGTTGCAGACCGACAAGTCCTTCTGTGGAGAGGCCCAGTCGATCGGCGAGCTTTGCGTTGACGTCGATGGCTTCCATCGACTGCTTGGTCATGTAGGCGAGCGATCCGCCCGCGGCGAGTCCGAGTAGTGCCGTGCCGAAGCCGGCCACCATTGTGCCGACTCGCAGGACGGAGGAGCCGAACGACGCGAGAGGCCGTGCCGCTCCGGCCATCGCGGAACTGAAGGCCGCGGTGGTCGCGGTCAGTTTCACATTGAGTGTTGAGATCGTGTTGCTCATGACGTTCCTTCGATTGTGCCGCCCAGTAAGGCGTTCCAACGCTGGGCCATCGCCTTCAGATCCGCACCGGACCGCGGCTTGGGCGTTTCGTAGCGAGGCATGAAGTCACTCGGCTTGAACCGCCCCTTACGACTGTGTGCGTTGGCGATCGTCGCGGCGATGACGCCGGCCCTGAGATCGGCCCGCTCCTCTGTCCACGGATCGATCGCATGGAAGGCGATCCACTCATGGAGTTCGCTCGCGTCCAGATCCTCGAGAAGCTCCCGCACCGTCCGGCCCATCCGCAGGGCAAGTGAAAAGAGCAGACGGCGGCACGGGCTGGCTAGTTTCCCGCGGCGACCTTCGCGGTACCGTTGACGCGTTGGGCGGCATCGATCAGGCGATTGACCAAGGGGAACGGCAACGCCGTCACCGACTCAATGTCGTCGGAGGAGAACAACGGCGTGCCGGATTCGTCGCACACACAGGCGATGATCCAGAGGGCGTACGCCTGATCGCCGTTGGCCTTTGCCGCGGCCGAGAGCTTGAGGAACTCGGCCGCACTCAGGAGCTTGACGCCGAGCGTCGAGCCGACGGCAAGTTCGGTAGCGTCCACGGTTTCGATCGTCGGGGGACGCGAGAAGATCTGGTCTTTGGTCATCATGATGATTGCCTTGGAAAGTTGTTATTGGAAAGAGGAGATCAGGCGGGGGCGGCAGCGGCGAAGACAGGCTTGCCACTGACCTTCACGGTGATCGTCTGCGTGATGACCCCTTCACGATCGATCTCGCCGCCGAACTTCTTGATGTAGCCGTTGAGGCTCCACTTGCTCGTGTCCTCAAAGGTCATGCGGAAGCCCTTCTTGATTCGGAATAGCCCGTACAGCGTGACCGCTTCCGCCTTCTCGTACTGGAGCGTCACTTCGATCTCGCCGGCATCGGCCCATCCGGGATCGAAGGTCTTGAATTGCTCGGGGCTCTGCATGTTCGACGTCTCGATGTCGTCGGCTTCCACTTCGGGCGGACCGATCTCGAGAATCTGTGCGATCTCGGTCCACGTCGTGCTGATCGCGTACGTGGCCGCATCACCAAACTCGAACTTCGTACTGTGGCCGGGGGTTGTATTGGGGTCACTCATCTTCTCTTCTCCTTGGTTTGGATTACTGCTTCGGCTCGACCGCCATGAACTGGATGTCGAGGCTGACGCCATACGTCGGCTCTGCCTTGCCGACCAATGGCGTCGTCGGGATGTCTGATTCGTCTTCGACCTTGATCCACTTGAAGAGCGTGTCGGTGCTCTGGCCCTTGAACCCGTCAAGCACATCGCGAACCGCACGGGCCAATGCTTTGGCTGCTGGGTAGGTTGGGGCAAGAGCATCGATCTGCATCGATCCCCCGGCCGTTCGAGCAATAGAGCGGAAGGCACGGAAGAACCGGGTCCCGGTTCGCGTCAAGACAAGACTCGGGCGTCGCTCGTTCTGTGGCCGGAGATTGAAGTAGACGCGGTCACTGGCGATCGCGGTCACCAGCGGCGTCGTGCTCAAGAGATTGTGGATCGCATTCTCGATCATGTTCGCTTCTTCGCTTCCTTCTCGAGTCCCGCTGCCAGCTTGTTCTGCATCAGGTCCATCGCCTTCGCACCGCTCTGTTCCAACGCCGGACGCAGGAACGGTTCTGCCGGGATGTGATTCCCGTGCTCATCGATGTGCCCCTTCTCCACGAGATGGGCGTATCGACTCGGCTTGCGTACCTTCCCTCTGACGTTGCCCTCCACGCTTCGGCGAGCACCGACGATGGCCGCGACGGTCTGTGTCTTCTTGAACGTGACGACTTTCTTTCCAAGACTCTTTTTGAGCAGTCCTGAATCCGTCTCGACGTTCGCCTTCGCCGCCTTCACTACCGGCGTCGCCGCCGCACCCACGGCCTGCTTTGTCACCTTGCGGTAGACCTTCTCACCGAGTTTCTTGAGCCGGCGTTCCAGGTCCTTCCCGCCTTCGAGTTTGAACGTGTCCTTTGCCATTGCTTTTCACTCCGTCCGTGGTCAGGCGGCTGCTTCGTCATTGCCGTGCTGTACGCAAACGCATTCCAGTTCCCGCCGCCGACCGTCAGGATCGAGCACACTGACTACATCGAGCACCATGCCGTTGCGGATAAATCTGTCCTGGCTGGTT